TCCAGATATTAATCATCTGGTGTTCTAGTTGCTTTCCATTTGTTTTACTTGTAAGAAGATTCATTAGAGAAAATTGTTCGCTAACAACAAGGAGATCTTCTTTCTTTTCATATGCACAGGTAAAATCTGCTGGTTTAACAATCTCTCCATTCTCATAATCAATCTCAGGTTTCTTCCACTCATTTGTGAACGCATAAACTTCAAAAGGAATGGAAACTTTCTTACAGAACCAAATTAGATTATAGAGTTGCTTGATAGTATCAAGCATTACACGACTCATGGATCCACTCCAATCAAGAATAAAAACAAGACCATGATTTTTACCATCAGCAAGAGTGGTTACTTTTTTGAATAGATCTTCATTGTATTTGTAAGTATGCAATTTAGAGGTATTCAAAATACCTGTACGAGCAGTAGTAGCACGAGCATATGAGTCTGCTGCTTTACGGCACTCAAATTCTTTTACCAAATAGTTAACTTCTTTTTGTGCATTGCGTTTAAACTTAGTATATTCATTATCAGTAAATTGGAAGATTGTAGGCATATTTTCTGATTGACAATTAAACCAACCATCAATATCTCTATGAATATCATTGTTCTTAGCAATAATAGTCTTCAAGTTGACTTGAGGAATTTCAACATAGACATTCTCCATTGAGTCTGGATTTACAAGATCTTGCAAATTTTCTTGGAGAGCATCAGCAGTCTGCACCTCTGGTTCTTCAATCAAAGGAGCACTAGCAGGTTGATCTCCGGTTATACTTTGTTCACCAGAATTATCATCACCAGATCCTTCACCTCCTCCAAAAGAATCTTGAGGTTGTTCTACCAATTCACTTGCGGGTTGATCAGACTCACCACCCATCTCAGCAGGCATGGGTGTGTCAGGAATATTTTCTTGTTCTTTCTCTTGTTCCTTTTTACAAAACTTATACAGAACTTCTGCTGCCAACAAAACATCATCAAAATCTTCGCAACCTTCGATCATACGAATGATTGCCATTTCTTCTTCGGTGAACTTGATGTCTAAAAAATTACCGATCTTAAAGTATAGATTTGCACGATCAGCAAGATTAAAATCATCAACATTCCCATCAAATATAGAGAAGAAGTCCTCGTCATTGAGCTCCCGGTATCCATTGAAAAACGTTTTAGAAAGTCCAGCATATTTTCGTTTCATCAACTTCTCAATTCTTGCATCCTCAACCACATTTACAAACTGGGGAGGAACTGCCACCTTTTCCAACCAGTTTTCATCAGGGGTGAAGAGTGCATGACCAACCTCATGTCCCACCAGGAGGTCGTAAACAGTGTTGCTTGCCCTTTCCCACATAGGCAGGGTCAATACACGGGTGTGGACATTGAAGCAGGCAGTCTCACAGTTCTTGTGCTCTACAATCAGGTCTTCAGTAGCAAGGAGTTTAGCAAGTTGGGATTTGATTTCGTGCTTGACTGCCATGTGTTTTTTCTTGTATGACCCTATAATACCAAACCCCGACCTTCCGGCCGGGGTATTAGGTGACAGTTCTCCAGGTGTCCTTGTGCTTTTCTAATTTTTTAAAATTGACCTACAAATTTTTTTACAAGTTGATTGCGACTCATCACATTCTATTAAACAATCGTAATAATCGTTAATTACATCGGCCTCCTCTACGGTTCGGTCCAAAGTTTTCTCAAGTCTCATAACACTTTGTTTCCATCCTGCCAGTTGGTTATGTGATAACAGATTATGCATAATGTTCTCCGTGTATCGTATTCATGACGAATGGGTTTTAAATCATTCATGCCTCTCAATTCTACTAATATTTAGTCAGCGTATGCTAACTTAATGAAGTTTTTGTTAAATTTAACGTTATTGTCAAGTAACGCAATTCTTCTTTACAGTCCAGACGCCATACTGGAGAAACCTTTTACTTTCTCAAACCTTATGACATTTTCAAACTTATCGTGTAAGTCTGTTTTGTGAGATATCACAAAGATGTTAGCATCCTTGATGACAAAACGAATGATCTTCATAAACTCATCTGTGCCAAATCCATCCAAAGAACTATCAAACACCTCATCCATAATCAACAGATTAGTATTGACAGAGTTCTTCATCCGTGCCACCTCACGCCAGGTGAACAACAGTGCCAGGTCAATTCTCATCTTCTCTCCCTCGCTGAAAGAAGCATATGAGAAATCCTCGTGAATTGGGGACTGGACGGTTTCGTTAAATTCCTCATCAAGTGTGAAGTTAATA